ATTACGATGACAAACGTAAAGTGTATCGGGATAAACCTTTACACGACTGGACTAGTCATGCCGCAGATGCATTTAGATACCTTGCATTGGGAACAAGGGACTTAAATATAGACAAGCGTAAACTCCCAAATTACGCAGACAATGAGTATAACGTTTTAGGAGGATAAATGGGAGGAGCAGTTAGGGCAATTAAAAGTATTTTCAGTCCACCGAAGGCGCCGTCGCCACCACCAATGCCAGCAGGACCTTCAATGACAGCTGGAGCAGGAACGACAGCGAGAAAAGCTTTGCGAAGTAAGTATAGTCGAAGAAAAACTATATTGACAGGCGGTCAAGGGGTTGAAGAAGAAGCTGAAATTGTTAAAAAAACTTTATTAGGAGCATAACAAATGGCCTTTGGCGATTTAGTAACACGTATTATCAAGAAACAAGAGTCTCTAAAAAGTTTTAGGACGCCTTGGGAAAATCTTTGGCAAGATTGTGGAGAGTATGTAAATCCTAACCGAGGAGACTTTTCTACTACTCGGTATAGAGGAAATACTAACCGGTATGAAAAGATCTATGACACGACAGCTCCTTTAGCTAATGAAAATTTAGCATCAGGATTACATAGTTATTTAACGTCACCTTCTCAACGTTGGTTTGTCTTAAAAACATTTGATGATAAATTAAATCAAGAACTGCCAGTTAAAGAATGGCTAGATACAACTACTAATATTCTTTATGATAGAGTTTTTAATATTCCAGAAACAAATTTTAATAGTCAAGCACATGAACTTTATTTAGATTTAGGTTCATTTGGAACAGGCGTCATGATGGTACAAGATCGTCCTGGAGGACCTGTTTTATTTAGAACTTACCATCTAGCAGATTGCTTTATTCAAGAAAACGATGCAGGAGTTGTTGACACTTTATATAGAAAATATAAAAGAACAGGCCGTCAACTTATAGAAAGATTTGGAAAAGCTGTTCCTGAAAATGTAATGAAGATTTCAGAAAAAGATCCTTATAGAGAATTTGAAGTGATTCATGCAGTTGAACCTTCAGAAACTTATGGCGAACCGATTAAAAAACCTACAAGTAAGAGTTTTGTATCATGCTATGTTTTAGTTGAAGAAAAAGCTCTTCTTGAAGAAGGCGGCTTTGATGAGTTTCCATTTATGGTACCGAGATGGCAAAAAGTTTCGGGAGAAATATATGGACGTTCACCTTCAATGACTTCTCTCCCGGACATTAAAATGGTGAATCAAATGATGAAGACGATCATCAAAGCTGCTCAAAAAATTACTGACCCACCTCTCTTAGTTCCAGATGATGGTTTTATTCTTCCTGTAAGAACTGTACCCGGAGGTTTAAATTTCTATCGTTCTGGAACAACAGACCGTATAGAACCATTAGAAACTAAAGCAAGACCTGATATTGGTTTAGAAATGGTACAAAATAGAAGAGAACACATTATGGCCGCATTTCATGTAGATTGGATGCAATTACCAGATAACAAGTCAAAGAGTCCTAATATGACTGCAACTGAGGTTATGGCTCGACAAGAAGAAAAAATGAGACTCATGGGTCCGATGATTGGTAGACTTCAAGTAGAATTCCTTGGTCCTCTGATCGATAGAGTATTTAAAATAATGACTAGAAGAAGATTGATTCCAGAACCTCCTGCACTTTTACAAGGAATGGATATGAAGATAGAATATGTCTCTCCTATAGCAAGAGCTCAAAAGACAAATCAAATGTTTACTATTACAAGACTGTTTGAAAGCATGTCTCCATTACTTCAAATTAAGCCTGAACTTCTTGACAATATGAATGTTGATGAAACATTTAGATATTTCCACCATTTATTAGATGCTCCTCCTCAAATTTTACATGAAAAAGAAGAGGTTGAAAAAGTTAGACAAGAAAGACAACAACAGCAACAAGCTATGGCAGAAGCAGAACAAGCACAACAAGAAAGTCAAGCTGCTAAAAATGTAGCTGAAGCTGGAAAAGCAAATAGTGAGGCAGGTCAAATTGGCTAAAAAAGTAGGATTAGAAAAATTAAATGATCACTATAAAGCAATATTTAATTCTAAAGATGGAGAAATAGTTTTAAACCATCTTTGTAAAACTAGTTACGTTCTGGATACAACACATGTTCCAGGCGATTCACACGAGACTGCTCATCGTGAAGGGATGAGACGTATCGTAACATCAATCCTTAAGTTTCTGAATAAGAAACCTGAGGACTTTAAAAACATGCTCAATATGGAGGCAACAAATGAGTGATGACAAAACGACTGGGTCCGTACTAACGGGTAGCTCAGATGCTGCTCCAGCACCAGATGCGCAAGCGCCTGCTGATTGGAGAGCTTCTCTACCTGAAGACGTACGTGCAGACCCTTCACTTGCTGACATAAAAGATGTTGGCAGTATGGCCAAAAGTTATATTAGTGGCCAAAAACTTATTGGGAAGAATAGAATTGCTCTTCCTGATGAGAAAGCAACTGATGAAGAATGGAGTTCCTTTCATAGTTCGATAGGACGTCCTGAAGCAGTGAAAGACTATCAATTTGGAGAAAAACCTTCTCTTCCGGAAGGATTGAAATATGATGATGCTTTTGAACAAAGTTTCAGAGAGACATCATATAATGCAGGTTTAACTTCAAAACAAGCTCAAACGATTTATGACGGTTATCATAAATATATAGGCCAAAAAGCTGAACTTGAAGGAAAAACTACTGCAACAGAATCTGCAGAATGGGTTAATTCTTTAAAGAAAGAATATGGTAAAGCTTATGATGAACGCGTAGATCTAGCAAAAAGGGCTGTCGACTCTTATGGAGATGACACCTTGAAAGGATGGTTAGCAGATACAGGGATGGGTAATAATCCAATGTTTGTTAAACTATTTGCTAAAGTTGGAGAGGGCCTTGCAGAAGGAAAATCTGATGCTGGTTCTCAAAGGGCATTCGTAATGACCCCTGATCAAGCAAAAACAGAAATTGCTAGATATAATCGTGATAGTACTTTTATGCAAGCGTATGCATCTGGAGAAAATGCAAGTCATGATGAAGCTGTAAAGAAAATGAATAGCTTATATAAATTAGCATACCCTGATGAAACTCCGGTGGCAAGTGCATAAAATAAGTATTTACGAATTTATCTACTAGTTATATAGTAGATAATGATGGGTAGCCGCGAGGTCCATCCGTCGACTGTACACATAGACGTAAACAAGTGAGAGAATGTCCATACTTGGGTAGCGTTTTCGATTTATATAAACAATGACACAACGGAGCGAATAGTATGTCAATACAAATAACGACAGCTTTTGTTCAACAGTACAGAGCTAACGTCGAAGCCCTTTTACAACAAAAAGGCTCAAGACTTAGACCTTTTGTACGAGTTGAATCACAAAGCGCTGAGTTTGAATACTATGATCGTATAGGATCTGTTGATGCGGTAGAAGTAACATCTAGACATTCTGATACTCCTCTAATCTCAACTCCTCATGATAGAAGACAAATATCATTGAGAGATTTTGATTGGGCGGATATGATAGACAGAACTGATAGAATAAGACTACTTACTGACCCAGCATCTCCTTACGCGCAAAACGCCGCTTGGGCCCTTGGCAGAAAAATGGATGATGTTATCCTAGAAGCTGCTTTTGGTACTGCCAAAACTGGTAAGACTGGAAGTGGAAGCCAAACCTTTGATAGTGCGAGCCAAATCGCTGTTAATTACGTTGAGTCTGGTGGGGCTGCAAATTCTGGCCTAACTATTGGTAAACTTAGAGAAGCAAAAAGACTTTTGGACGCGAATGAAACTGATCCTTCAGATCCAAGAGCTATTATTGTAACTGCTAAGCAAGTAAACGACTTGTTACAAACAACTGAAGTAACAAGCTCTGACTATAATTCAGTCAAAGCTTTGGTACAAGGTGAATTGAACACGTTTATGGGATTCCAATTTGTTAGAACTGAAAGAGTAGACACAGACACAAATAGTTACAGACGGGTGGTAGCATACGTTAAATCGGGACTTCTTATGGCTATGGGTGCTGATATCACAGTTGATATCGGTCCTAGACGTGATAAGAGGAACTCTACCCAAGTATATTGTTCAGCTTCTTTCGGGGCAACTCGAATGGAAGAGGGCAAAGTGTTAGAAATTAAGTGTGACGAATCATAATAGGAGGATATAGAAATGGCTGTAACAACTCAAAAAAGTACTGAGTATACAAATGCTACTGCAACTCCTGTTACTTTGAATGAGGCAAACGTCTATCATGGAAGAGTAAGAATTGCTTACTTTACTCATGACCAAGACGGCGTTTTGCGCGTAAGGAGATGCTGGGTCAGTAAGTAGTCTTATTCTATCAGTTCTGTCTATCATATCCGCCCAATCAAAATCTCTCAATGATATTTGTCTTCTATCATGAGGAGTTGAGAT